CTAGACCACTTGACAACGAACATAAGAGATTTGAAGGAGCTGATCCTCAAGGCCTTCGGTCGGGATGTTTCCCACGATCTGGTCTATGACGTGGCCGGTTTCGTGCCCAAGAACTCGATGAACATCGTTCGGGTGCAGATCGTTGGCGATGCCAACTAGTTGTGGCTGTCCGGTTCTGGTGTCAACAAAGGTACCACCGTGCCCGCCCCCGATTTCTTCTCGAGGCGTGAAACGAGGAACTTGGTTTGTTCCTCCTTCGACAACTCCTGCCAGTTCTCGGGTAGAGAGACTGGTATCAGCTTGCTCATTCGTCCGCCTTCCCGCGATGTATCGAGCCGTGAGGGGGCGCCCCTCAATATCGAACATGAGGCGGCCTGTGTCATCGGCAACCGCTCCGTCCGGATAATCCGCCTCGAATGGTCGTTGCGGATAGCTTGGCGGATCATGCTCCATTTCCCGGTTTGCGGCAAGAACTCTGCTCCTCGGCTTTCGCATCACGGCAGCGGGAATGTTCCCCGTAACAGCGAGACCGGCGGTATCCATCGCCCGCGAAAGCCCTTCTTCACTCAAAGGGTCGACTTTGCCAGCGTACACATCCCCTGGAAGCGTTAGGCCCGACCAAGCCGCTTTGACCATATCTGCCGGGATACTATCGTTCAGGATGTAGCGAACAAGCTTCTGGCTTGTGCTTTCGTTCATCCTGGATGCCCTCCGATCTGGACAGGCGAAACTGGCTCACGCGTGAGCAGCTGCGCGGCGTTGGTCTCTCGCTTGAGCGCGAGTTCGGCGTCGATCTGGTAGCGCTTCAACGCGCCGTTCTGCTGGATTTCCGCAAGCTTCAGCTCCCGTTCCATCTCCAGCTTGCGCTTGGCGTTTTCGCCGTCGATCCGGGTCTTCTCGGCCGCCAGCTGCGCTTCCATCTGCAGCCTCTGCATGGCCGCATCCGGCTGCTGTTGCTGCTCAGTCGCCTGCATCCGTTTCTGGATGTCCTCGGGCGTCGGCTTGGTGAAGTAGAGGTCGGGCGATTTCAGCCCCGCCGCTTCCACCGTCTTGGCAATGCCGTTGTAGAGGTTGTCGGGCGAGACATAAGGGTTGTCGGGCCCAAGCGTCATCAAGAGCTTTTCCTGCAACTGCTGGATCATCTGGATCATCAGCATGTCGCGCTCGCGTGTGCCGGCGCCAAGGCCGGTGTTGACGGTCGCATCCATGCCGGCGTTCCAGTGGCGAGGGTCGAAGGTCACCCATTGCCCGCGAAGCCGCACGGCCCGCGGCCGGTCCTGGTGCCTGATGACGAGGCCGAGCAGGCCCTTGAACACCCGTTTCAGCCCTTGCGCAAAGGTGCGCACCATCAGCTCCGTCTGGCCGATGCCCGCCTGCTCCACCAGCGCCGTCGCCTTCGCCGTCATGTTCTGCAGCGCGTCCGGCGCCATGCCGCTGGAGGCGTCAGAAATGCCGGTGCGGTCGGTCGCCTCCTGGTCGAGATAGCCGAGCATCGAAAAGGATTCCCGCGCCACGAACGGCACGGCGGTGTAGCCGACAGCCCCGCGCACATCGACGCCCTGGCCGACGCGGATCGGCTGGCCGAACTTCGGGTTCAGCACCGATTCCGGGTTCTGGATCACACCTTCCTGCACGATCGGCTGCTGGTTGTTCTGCCAGTAGAGATTGTCGAGCGTCTGGCGCAGGAGCACGGTCTTCACCCGCTGGATCTCGGCCATATCGTCGGTGACGGAGTTGCCCTCGCGCTGGTGCGGGCGGCGCTCGGTGATGAGATCGGCAAAGGGCACCTCGTCCCATTCCTCGTCGTCCAGCAAGTTGTCCGGCCCGATACCGCCGGCAAAGACCAGGCGGCGCAGCTCGGCGATACCGTCGTCGTCGGCGTCCACCTTCACGTAGAGTTCGTAGTATTCCACCTCCTGCAGCGCGGTCGCCGTCGCCTCCCCGTCGCCAAAGACGTCGCGGCGACGGGCAAACGCCTCGTCGTCGCCGTCATGGTCGCCGGCGACAGTAAAGCCTTCCACCTTCGCCCGGTTATAGCCCATGGCGATGAGGTCGGAGCGGCGCATGCGCCGGTTGATGCCGGTGATCGGGCTGTCGTCGATCGAGATTGCGTCCGGATGGATGAGAAACTCTTCCAGCGGCACCGCGGCAAGCCGCGTCGTACCGCGCTCGCCGGTGCGGCGGATCTTCACGTTGAAGACCGGCTGCTCCACGCGCCCCGTCGGCAGTTCGATCGCCTCGACCGATTGCGATTGTTCCAGCACCTCCACGGCATCGTCGGCGATCAGCTGCACCAGCGCCGCCTCATCGAGCCCGGTATGGCTGGAAACCTCGACGGTCTGCTTCTTCTCGTACCACCAGCGGATCACGCCGTTCCTGAGCTTCAGCGCATCGTGCGCCGCGTCCTGCACCGCGTCATAGCCGTCGCTCTCGGGAAAGACGATGTAGTTGATATAGTCGGTCGCCTGCTCGGCGCCCGCCTCGTCGCCCTGGTTGACCGGCTCGTACTGCACCACCTTGTCATTGCCGAGCACGGTACGAACAAGCGAAGGCAGCACCTTCTTCACCGCCGCGCGAACATCGCGCGAAACCACCTTGGAGCGGTTGGCGTCGGACGGCACGTCCTTCATCACCCCGTCGTAATATTCCATCGCCCTGACGCGGTCGATCGACAGCGCGTCGCGATAGGTCTCGCAATCCCGGACGAGCTGGCTGACGAGGTCGGCCAGTTCCTGTTTTTTCATCGCTGCCATTACACAACCTTCCGATCCATGAATTTCCAGGCGGCCGCATCGGCCTTTGCCCGGGCAAAGCGTTTCATCATCAGCGCGTAGCGACAGGCCGAGAGAACGTCGTCGCGCTCCTTGACGATCCGACCGTCCTTGCGGTGGTAGAGCCTGAATTCCTCGAACCATTCGCCGCAGGTGGAAAACACCTTGAAGCGCCCGGTCTGCATGCGCTGCAGCATGTCGGATATCCCTGCCTCGACGCCGTTGGTGCCGTCGTCGAAGGTTGCCCGCTCCTGCAGCATCGCGAGCCCCTGCCCGCGATATTGCGCTGCCAGTTGCTCGCCCGAGCCCTTGTCGTGCTGCAGGCCGTCATGCGGCCATGACCAGGGCAGCCAGGCACCCCAGGGTTTTAAGCTGGCGGCATGAATGATCGGCGTCGCCTCGCGCTCGCGGTAGACCTTCGTCACGTAGAAGACATCGGCATCCCTGTCCCAGGCACAGGCGACGGCAGCAAACGGGTGATCCCAGCCGAAGTCGAGCCCGCCGATCTGCACCCAATGGCCGGGGATCTCGAAAGGCTCGATGCGGATCTGCTCCTCGGTCACCGGGAAAATCCGGCCCGAGCCCAGCGTCGGCACGCCCTTGGTGCGCGCTTCCTTCTCATGTGCGGGATAGCTCGCGATGATCTTCGCCCGCTCTTCGGGCGTGTAATGCTCGGCATCGTCGATCGTCATCGTCACCACCGTCCTGTCGTCGGAAGGTTCCAGCAGGTAGCGGCTGACCACCGAGCTCATCCCCTTCAGCGGCGTGAACGTCACGGCGACGGAACCGCCGGTCGCATTGGTGCGGGTGATGCCCTCGAAGTACACGTCCTCGGGCGGCTCCTCGTCGAACCAGACATAATCAACCGTGTTTGCCTGCCATTTGGCCCGGCCTTGCTCATAAGCCTTTAGAAGCAACGTCGAGGTGCCGCCGGCCGCATGGCGCACCGTCACGCTGTCGAGCGCGCCGGATGCGCTTGACCTGCGTGTCCAGCCGGCAATTGCCGCCTTCGGGATGTACCCGGTGCCCCAATCCTCCTCGTTCATCGGCGGGCCGACGAGCAGCCGCTGCACGCCATCGCGTGTCAGCTCGTGCGACTCCGAGCCGCCGATCATCGTGATCGGTCGGTCGAACCGTCGGCCCGCCCACCAATGAGGATAGTCTCCGGTCAGGTGCATCGCCGCTTCGGCAGCGCCTGCAAGCGTCTTTCCGAGCTGGTTTCCAGCCATGAACAGGCGCTCGCGAAAGCTCGCACCCGCCTCGTGAAACGCCGTCTGCCTGGCATAGGGCCGGTAGTAGCGCAGCCTATTCGTGTTCTGCCGCCGCCCGATCTCCATCGCCAGCTCCATCCGCTCCCTGAGCAGCGAGGAAAGGCTTGATCTTGGCGTCGAGCTTGCGGATCCGCTCGAGGAGTTGCTCATCCGTCATCTCCCCGATCTGGTTGACATTGACGGTCACGTCCTTCGGCATCAGCGAAGCCACGGCCTTGAGGAAATCATGCGGGTTCTTTTCGATCAGCGCCTGGATCGCCGCCGCCCCTCGGCTCTCCCAGGCGCAAAGCATATCCTCGAGAAAGAGCTCGCCGAGCTTGGAGCGCACCGCCTTGCGGGCGCGCGTTCGTGCAGGTGCACCCGCCCCGATTGGGGCTCCGACCCGCGGCTCGCGCGGCAGGAAACGCCCCGTCTTCGGGTCCTTGGCTGGTTTTCCGATACTCATGATGAGGACTCCCATGCAGCGCCAATGGCGCCGCAAAGCTCTTTACAGTCGCTCAGGCATCCGCGCGCGCAGCAAGCGGCAAACGAGCAACAGCCTTCCGATATCCACGGGAAATTGCGCGGACCCACTTGACCTTAGGTTGCATTATGTCACCAATACTAATTTACAGACCGCGCATTCGCTGCACCCGGTGCGGCCAAAGGCGCCTCACACCGGATTAGACAGGTGAGCTGGAGAGATAAAACATTCAAATTGCAGCATAATTTATCCATTCGATCGTCCCGATTTTGAGGAATTATGCCGATGAACAAGACGGGTGTCTGATGATCCAAAACGCAGTCAGAAGGTTGAAGACCATTTTCACGCCGCGGCTGTCCGCCGCAAATGTCTCGCCCAGGTTGCTCGAGCTCGCCACGTCAGGAAATCTCGACGCCCAGGCAGTGCTCGGCGAAATCTATTTCAACGATGGCCGCGAGGAAAACTACGCCGCATCCTACCACTGGAACGGACAGGCAGCCCGCCAAGGCCACGCCGCTTCGCAGGCCCGCCTCGCAACGATCTATGACAAGGGCCTTGGCGTCGAGCCCGATCCACAGGAGGCAATTCGCTGGTGGCGCAGCGCCGCGCGCAAGGGACATCACGGTGCCCGCCAGGCAATCGACAGGCACAACCGGGATGACGGCGGTGTCGACCTGAACACGGCACCGGCCGGCTTCTGCGCGGCACTCGATGCTCGCGGGAGGCACCGGGGGGCAGCCAAGGGAACACCCGCAGACAGCCTGTCGCAGCAGGCGCTGGAGATATCGGAAGAAGAACAGATTGATGGCGGCCGAGGCTGAGCAGACGAGCAACACCGCGTCGACACAGCTATCGACATTATCCCGCGGTCTCAGCCCCCCTGAAGCTGAGCAACACGGCTTTGACGTACGCTTCATCAATCAACTCCCCCGATAGGAGCAGCGACGACGAATGATCCAGCATTTATGGACGTGGCTGCGTGCAATTTTCGCCGGAAAGGCCCGTCGACCGCCTGCATTGGCCGATCCGCCGCCGCCAGGCGCCACGACCATAGCACCGAGACTGATCGAACTCGCCAAGGGCGGAAACGTCGACGCGCAAGCGGCGCTCGGAGAACATTTTTTCGGCGATAGCGAGGAAAACCTGGCTGCCGCCTACCACTGGAATGGGCTGGCTGCGCGCGGCGGCCACATCGGCGCTCAAGGGCGGCTGGCCACGATTTACCACGAGGGGCTAGGCGTCGAGCGCAACCCCAAGGAGGCGTTCCGCTGGTGGCATAGCGCGGCCCTCCAGGACCATTACGGTGCGCAGATGATGATCGCGGCCGCCTACGAACTTGGCATCGTCGTGGAAGCTGACCTGGAAGAAGCCGCCTACTGGGTTTCCCGCTCGTATTTCGGCGCAGGCGATCGTCCCGAGGCCCTCGAATTTGTCGGTGCCTATTACGAATCGGTCATACGGAAGTTATCCGAGGAGCAACGTCTTCGCGTTGCTGAACGCTTGCGCCACCTCGCAGAAACGACATCACGATAAGCGTCGCCGAACGACCTTATCAACGTCGCGCAAACGCGCAACGCTGTCCTTCCAGCAACGATGACACGCGAACAGGGCACGGCCCTTCCAAGAAGCCGAGAAGCACGTCAGGCGCGCCGGCCAATTAGAGAGAGAGAGAGAGAGAGAGAGAGAGAGACATCTGGATGGACAGCTGCGGGCTGCAAACGGCAGGAGCGCGATCGACCGTCTCGTGCCTCCAAAAATGAAAAAGGCCGCTTCGATTACGAAACGACCATCCTGAAATATCCTTAGCCCGCTTCCGGCAGAATGGCAACCCCTTCGCACAAAATTTGTTCTAGTTTCGTTCTTTTTTTTGGATGGCGCCCGCCTGGCCAGCCACTGGGCAATCAAAGGCGCGTGACGTGCGCCGCTTTCTCGTGATTTTGGCTTGCCAGCATCAGGCGTTGAATGCCGGGGCGCATCGGGCTGATCCTTGAGATTGCGCCGTCCACGAGAATCGGCACCGCCACCTCATGCACCGGCGACGCTCGCAGACGCTGCCGTTCGCCCTATGCCGGGGTTGCGCGGCCACGCATCAGCAGCAAGCCATCCTCAAATCTCGCCGGACATTTCCAACTTGCCCGGAACAACTCAAGCGCCACCTTCGTTGCCCTTTCGGATGAGCCTTCGCCGGCCCCGCGTATCGGTTAGGGATAACGTGCAGGTATTTGGTTGCGCTCGTCCGATTGTGCTATCATCGCTTCCGGGAGGAGAATGTCATGGAGAATTTCTTCGCACTACTCGCCGTTGTCGTCGGTTCCGCCGTGCTGGGCCTTGCCCTCGCCTACGGCATGCGCCGCCAGAGGGACAGCCACCCGCCACCCAAACACGACGATGCCACGCTGAAGTTCTAAAGCATGTCGCGCAAAAGTGTGCAGCGGTTTTGCGCTAGCGACATGCGTGAAAACAAGAACTTAAAGCAAGCCAAGCGATCTGAAAGATCGCGACGCGCTTCAAGGCATCTCGCCCAATGCCCGCCTTCTCCCGGTCGCGCATCGCGCGCCTCCAAACCCTCAGCCATGTCTGCGCCCCTCGGCCGCACACCCGTCAAAACGCGAAGGCCGATTGCATCGCCTTCGGATAACACCCTCCTTGCGTCGAAGCCAAAATACGGAACTATTCGCGTGCCTGGCCCTTATTCCTTGGTCACGATCAAGGAGATGCAAGATGCCCCGAACAACGCTGAAGCCGCGCCTGGCCCCTGATAGCCAGGGTCTTCCAGACCCCGAAGCCAGCGACGTGCCGGATGTGCCAACGGACCAGATCCCGGGTGGCGCCGACCTGCCACCCGTAGACCAGGGCCGTGTGCCGCCGGTACCTAGCCGTGACGAGGCAAATCTGGAAAGCGACGAGGCCCTGCCCGATGACGCGGAGGAAGAGGTGCTCGAGCGCGATCCGTCGCGGGAAGCCACCCGTTTCGATGAAACCCTGCCCGAATAGGCCCCGCCGAACCAGGATTGAAAAACGCCCACAAGGCGGCCTGCCTATCTGCCGCACATGCGGCTGCGGAGGCCGGAAATCCGGCTCCGCCGTCGCCCGAAAAGCGGCCTGACAGGAACCGCCGCCGGTAAGCCTCCGTTAACCCAAGCCCGCCGTTTCCGCTTCCACCGAGGTCGATATACGGCATCTGCCGTATTCCCGGCACCGAGATCCCGCCGTACGAGCGACGAGCCGCGTCAACGCTCCGGCGGGTCGCAGCGGCCGAAACCATGTGTGGAAACAAAGGAAACAGCGATGAAGACAATCATTATTGCCGCTGCCGCATCGTTCGCCCTGGCGGCGATCGCCACGGCCGCAACTCCCCCAAGTTCGACCCTGAACGCCAAGCCTGCGAAGGTCGAGCACGCGGGTACCGACACAATCGAACTGGCTGCAGGACCCGGCAGGACCAGCAGAACCTCGACGCCAAGCAACGGCAAGGGTTACTCATTCTGAGCAAGCCCGCGGGAGCGTGTTGGCTATTTGCGCCAATGCCTGTTGGTCAAACCGATACCCGCGCAACGTCGTCGCGCATTTGAGACCTTGTCTCTCGGCATGGCCATTTCGCGGATGAATGCCGCAGCGCCCGACAGGGCGCCAGCAAGCCAGGGTGGATGACCTCCCCGACAAAGACCCCGCCGATCGCAACCGACCGGCGGGGTCGTCTTGCATCAATAGTAAGGCGAGTAGCACTGCTGCCGCGGACCGCCATAGGGCTGGAACGAGTTGTCCCAGGCGCGGTAGGAGCGGTAGCGGTCATAGCACCAGCTGGCGTGCCGCGGGTTCACGCCGGTTTCGACGCGCCGCGGCGGAGCGGCAATCGCGCCGCCGATGATGGCACCGGCGCCGAAGGCTGCCAGCGGATACCACCAGCCGTCATTGTGACGGCGGTACCCATCGCGGTAGCCGCGATAACCCCGGTGGCCATTGTACCAGCCGTAGCGATACCCGCCGCTTCCCTGCCAGCTCGGCCGCGGGCGGTAGCCGCCATCCCAGTGTGGCCGTGGACGATAACCGCCGTCCCAACCCGGGCGTGGGCGGTAACCGCCGTCCCAGCCGGGACGCGGTCGATGTCCACCATGGTTCCAGCCCGGCCGCGGGCGATGTCTGTCGCCGCCCCATTCACGATACTGCACGCTCGTAACGTCGCTTTGCTGCCGCATCTGAACGGCCGCAACCGGCACGGCATTCGCAGGCGTATAGCTCGTCAGAGCCGTCACCGCCGCAAGGATCACAATGCCTATCTTCTTCATCTCGACACCTATCCGTTTCGAATAGGCGCAAGCTATCCCCCCTGGACGTGAACCCATGGTGAATGCGTTCATTGTCATATTAGCATGTAAAAACACAATGATATCGGCGACACCTCATGTCACCCAATCCCACGGCGGCATGGCAGAAGATCCTGCCGTCGGCGAATTTCGTCTTGCGCGAGATCAGACATATCTTTGCCGAGACGTCTTCCCTGCGCTCATCGGCGACACCACTTCAGCACACAGCCAGGCGGTGCAGAAGGCGGTCGCTCCCGATCTGCGTGGGGTCACCGCCGGCACTTTATCGGTTTGCCGAAAAAAGTTTCGGGCAAATGTCGGCCCTGTCTCTGGCCGTTCGTCATTCAAGCACAGAGGCCGGTTTGGCTTCGTCGATCAAAGGAGAAAAGACCATGCGCGTGATAGTAATGGTGAAGGCGACCGAGGACAGCGAAGCCGGCAAGATGCCCTCGACCGAGTTGCTCGAAGCCATGGGCAAGTTCAACGAAGAGCTGGTCAATGCCGGCATCATGCAGGCCGGCGAAGGCCTGCACCCCTCGTCCAGGGGCAAGCGCGTCGCCTTCGACGGCGCAAGCCGCCTTGTCATCGACGGCCCCTTCACCGAGACCAAGGAACTGGTCGCCGGCTTCTGGATCTGGCAGGTCAAGGACATGGACGAGGCGATCGCCTGGGTAAAGCGCTGCCCCAATCCGATGCCGGGCCCGAGCGAAATCGAAATCCGCCCGGTGTTCGAGGCGGCCGATTTCGGCGACGCACTCACCCCTGAAATCATCGAGCGCGACGACCGCCTGCGCGAACGCATCGGCGGCAACTGAGACCGCCCTTCGGCCCGCAATGCATTTCGGACAGCCGGGGTTCCAAGTGAATCCCGGCTGTCGGCACCGGCAGTAGCCACGCCATCCCTCCAGTTGCACCGTTGCCATTTCTATCTGGCGATCACCCGGCGGCAAATCTGCAGCGGCCCGGCCATATGCAACCAGCCTGTCCCACTGGTGTAGCAAAAGCGCCAGCCGACATTCGGATGCGCCTGCGCCTCACTTCGCCAGCGTGTTCTTATAGATGATCCCGTCCTTCATGATGATCTTGAAGTTGCTGTCGGCATCGGCCACGAGGTCGAGATTCTCCAACGGGTTGCCGTCGACGAGCAACAGGTCAGCAAGCGCGCCTTCCTCGACGACGCCGAGTTTTCCCGGATAGGGATTGCGTGGGCCGGAAAGCGCCAGCAACTGCGCATTCGTCCCGGTTGCCATGGAGAGCGCTTCGGCAGGCGTGTACCAGCGCTTGAGAGAGGCCAGGATCGCCCCCTGCTGCTGCGCCAATGCGCGGGAGAACAGCACATCGGTGCCCCACGCCGTCTTGATCTTGTATTTCTTCGCCAGTTCGTAGGTTCTGCCGATGCCGGGCCACACCTCATCCGCCTTGGCCCTCTCGACCGAACCTTCCGCAAAGCCTTGCCGCAACAACTCGGGTAGCGGCTGCAGGCTGAGCCAGATGCCCTTCTCGGCGATCAGCTTGGCGGTTTCCTCATCCATGAGGAAACCGTGTTCGATACACTTCACCCCGGCGGCTATCGCGATCCTGATCGCATGCGACGTGAAGGCGTGAGCTGCAACGTAGGTGCCCCAATTGTCGGCGATTTCCACCGCGGCCCGCAGTTCGGGCTCGGTAAAGGTGGTCACGTCGAGCGGACTGTGCGGTGAAGACACTCCTCCTCCCGCCGTCACCTTGATCAGCGCTGCCCCTTGCATGAATTGCTCGCGCGCGCGCAGCCGCACCTCGTCGGGGCTGTCCACCACGATGCTCCCGCCGACCTGCTCCATCCGGGCGAATGGGCCACCGATCACCCGCGGCAGGTCGCTCATCTGACGGAAATCGCCATGCCCGCTGGTGACGGTGATCATGGCGCCGGAGGGGTAGATGCGCGGGCCCTCGACAATACCAGTGTCTATCGCGCGCTTGAGACCGAACACCGGTCCGCCCACATCGCGCACGGTGGTAAAGCCGCGCATCAGAGTGTCCGTCGCCTCGTCGCCGGCGACGAGATTGTTGAAGCCGACATCGCCGAACGACTCTGCCGGAGTGGATCGCGCCAGCATTGCGTGCCAGTGCGCATCGATAAGGCCCGGCATCAGCGTGCGGCCGTTCCCGGCAATGCGCTGGGCGCCTTCAGCCTCGACAGGGTCTGTCGAGATCCGAGCGATCACATTGCCTTTGACCAGTACATTCGACGGAGCGGAAAGTGAGGTCGCGCCTTTTCCGTCGAAGATGCGGACGTTTTCGAAGAGCACATCATCCGCCCATGCAGCCGGGCAAGCGCCGAGCACGAAAAGTGCCGCAAGCCATCGTCTGCTGGACAACGGCACCTTGAAAGCTGTGCGGACGCAAGCGTACGCGGCTGCGGCGTGGGACAAGGCACGCGCCACAAACGTGGCTTTCATCAACTCCTGCGATGCGAAAGACTTGATACGCACGGCAATTCTCCAACCTGAACAAGGGGATAGGTCGTGGCACGAGAAAAAGTTGCAGTATTCATTGCGATAGGGCCGAGGCGCCAGCTATCGCTCGTCCATGTCATCGCAAGGCCATGCGCCCAGCCAGGCAGATCGCAATGCGGCAAGAAACAATATCAACCTCTGCTTTCGGGAACAAGCAGACGTTGACGACGCAAGCCGCAACTCGCCTCGATCGAGGGACGGAGCGAGACCTTTTCTCGAGCATCGTCCGGCTCCGCCCTCAGGCGGCCACAGCATCCAAAAGCGGCCGCCTATGGCTTTTTACCAGAGGTTCAAACCGCCACCCTTTCCCTCGAAAGCCCGAGGTGCCAGTGCAGCTCGGTCAGGCCGCGCTTCAGCCAGGCCAACTGCGGTTCCGGCATGGTGCGCAACACCTCGTAGTCCATGACGCAGACATTGAAGACCGTCGTTTTCACCCGCGGCCCGTCCGGCAGCTTCAGGAGCACGCCCTCGAGCTCCATCATCCGGTTGGTCGCAGCCCTTGCTGCCCGCGTCCGCTCAGTGGTCGTCTCGCCCTCAAACCCCTTGACGCTGAACAGCGACTGCGCCCTGACACTTGGAAAGGGAATACCGGTCAGGCTGTAGTAGCGCGCCATCTGCCGGGCATATTCGTCGCCCGCCTCGCGCTCATGTGCGGTCAGCTTGCCGTCGAGGAACATCCGCCCGAGCGTGTAGCCGGCGAAGGGACTGCCGGCATCCACGCCCTTCATTCCTGAAAAGTGCTGACGCTGCCGCGCCGCGATGGCGACCGAGCGCACCTCTCTTTCCGTTTCGCCGTGCTTGATCTGCCCGCCGGGATAGCGCGCCATGTCCGCCTTGCGCGGCCGGCCCGCCTTGCTTGCCCGCTTGATGCGAATGCGTTCTGCCTTGGATGTCATCTGTTCTTCCTTCTGCTCGTCTGCGTTCCATTGCCCATGCGCATCCGCCCGAAAGCCGGAGGCCGGCTGCGGCAAGGCGGGTACCCGTTTCGAAAATGCGAATTTGTCAGGGTGCGCCGGGCGCGCCGCTCAGGGCGGCGTCATGCTCGTCCGGCGGTTGGCCCAGCGGCAACTGCGACCCACCGCCGAGGTCGGCGGCAAACCGCCACCCGAGGTAGGCGAGCAATCCGCCAGCGGTGACATCCCGCCCCTCGCCACCGATCGCGATCGCCTGTGCCCGGGCCACCACCCTTCGATCCCACCGCTTGGGGGCCGCCTCATCGCTTGGCCCTCCCCTTGTTGACCGCGTGCAGCACCGAGGTGTGGTCGCGCCTGAAAATCCGGCCGAGCGCCGGCAGCGACAGGTCCTCGCGCTCGTCATAGACGGCCGCCATGCAGCGGTGACGCGGCTCGACCAGGCGCCGTTCCCGGCGAACCCCGATCACATCGGCCCAGCCGATACCGGGATAGGCCAGCAGTACCTCATCGACGATCTCGCGCACCGGTCGGCGGCTGAAGAGGCCGCCGTCAACGCTCGCGCCGCAAAGCAGTTGCGCCTGCGACAGGATCCGCGCTTCGGCGTCGGCAAGCGCCAGCTCCAGCTGCAGCACCCGCAGGCGCTGCGCCTTCACATGCGCGCTCAGTGCGCCGAGCAAGTCCTCCGGCGCGAGCGGCGTGTCGCTCTCCGGCGCCCGGGCCGCAGCCGTCGGCGCATCGGCCTCCGTGCCATGCGCCATCGCCACCCCGTCCAAGGGGGCGGTGGCATCGCCGTCGCTGTGTCGCCCGTTGGTCTCCCCGTTCCCTGCGGCGAGGCCTTTCGGCCACATTGTCGCGTCAAGTCCTGTCGCCGGCCCCGTCATCGGCCCCGTCATCGAATCTCTCGTTTCAGGCTGCATGGCTTGCCGCCTCCCCGGCAAAATCGATCGTCGAGCCTAAGGCCTTTGCCTCGGCCACATCGTTTTCAAGCCGCGCCCGAAAAGCGCGCTGCTCCGCGGTCGGCTCAGCCGTATCGGGAAGGTCGAGCATCCGGGCAAGCACCGCAGCCCGCTCGATCGATCGCGCCTCTCCGGGCATGGTCGCCGTCGCGCTGGTCGCCGCTTGCTCGGCACGGAACTGGCGAAGCAGCAGCCGAACCCGCTCGCGGACCTCTGGCGAGCGTTGGGCGACCGGCATTGCCGGGCTCAGCGCCTCCGTCATCTCGCGCTTGCGGGCCAGTTCGGCACGGGCGGCCGCCGCCTCGCTCTTGGCGAGCGCCGCCAGCACGGGCGGCTTGGGAATGGTGCCGAGAAGCACGCTGGCGTTGCCGGCATAGTCGCCGCGGATCAGCTTCTGCGTCGCCGTCGAAAGGCCGCAGGCCGGCACGCCGGAAAGCGCATATTGATAGACCGGCAGAAGCTTTTTCGGGTCGATGCCCTGCGGCATGGTCATGCCGGCGGTCTGCATCACGTTGAGGCTGCGCAGGATCGCATCGTCGCCCGCAGGCGTCAGCCGTTCAGTGAGCGCGGTAATCTCCCGGCTCAAGGTCGAATGTCGGTTGTGTGTTGATAAGGTCGTCATGTTCAAGGTTTCCATTGAGTTCGCGTTCTATCGCTTGTCGGCATTCCCGCTGGTGGCGGGCAAAGGCGCTTTCGCCTGGGCTCGCCTGTGGCCGGTGGTTCTTGCGTGGCCTTGCGGCATTGCGCATCCAGTTGCGCCAGGTGGCCAGCCAGTCGAGCTTGGCCGCGTCCCGTCCGGATTTCGCCGTCCAGTAGTCGCGGAATTTTTCAAGCTCCAGCTCCACCTCCGCCTCGCCGAACCCAAGCCGCGCGGCAAAATCCCGGTCCGGCTGGAATTGCTCGGGAAGGCGCACCGCGCGCCTGCCGCCTGACAATCGGTGCGATGGCGAAGGGGGTTGGGTGTCGCGCGTTGGCGCAGGGGATTGGGTGTTGTCGGGAGAGTTAATTTCTTTAGGGGGTGCGGGGGACCTTTCTTTATCAGAGAGGGCAGCGCCGCCCGTCGCCGTGACCGCCCGTGACGTCACGTGAGCGCGGTGGCGCTGTTGCCGTTCGCGATCGCTCGCCCGGCGCCGGTCGATGTCCGATTGCTGGCCGGCTTCGGCCGCGCGCACGGCGCACAGGATCATCTCCGGTGTCGCACCGCACTGAACCAGAGCCTCGACGATCGATGTGATGCGCATCGCCTAGACCTCGACCGTCACGGCGCGCGCTGCGCCGACGAAGCGTTCGGCTCGCCCCTGCGGCAAATGCCGCAGCACAAATCTGGTGAACCGTGCCGCGACGGCGCCCGGTCGATCAGGCGGTGCCAGCTCCGCCAGGATCTCGCGCTGTGGCGACAGCGCACCGCCCAACAACCGGACGAAGGCAGGCGCGCAGCGCCGCCGCAAGCACCGGTCCGCCTTGGCGCACCGGCCGCGCGTGCGTCGGCTCGAACGAACGGCCGCGCCATCCGTCCATCCCGCCGCACTCTCTGTTGCCGGCGAAGCCAGGCAACGCAGAAATCTCTGTAAACTCGCGTCACGCATAACGTCGTCTCCTCATCAATGTCCGCACGGGTTCGCCTCGCCAAAAGCGGCGATCGGCCTTGGCGTGCGATGCACCTGCTCTGGTTTCCTCCGCCTCCCCGCCGGCAAGCCGCCTGAAACCCCGCTTGCAACGTGCAAGGACGGGGCTTGGGGGCGAGGCTGGGTCCAGCCACGCAATGCGTGGCGCTGGAGCACTGCGCGTCCGGAATGCCGGGGCATCCGGAATGTCAGGGCATTGGAGATGCCGGAGCATCCGCCCTGACGCGCAAAGCCCGCTCCAGCCTTTCCCCACGCATGATCCCGCACCGAGATCGCATCCGATCGTCGGGGGCATGCGTCAGATACGGCTTGCCGGCGCCGAAATGGCAGCGAGGGGCCACCGGGGAGGAGGTGGGCAGCGGCCCCTCGCTATGATCGCCGCCTTGGCTGCTCCCGCGCGTACCGGATCGGCACGCAAAGGACGCTGCAGCCGCGCCGCATGTCATCCACACCGAACCGTTCCCGGCTCGGGCGCCATGCGACAAGGCAGCGATCAGTCTCGTATATGGCCCTGCCCGTCGTTGCCGACGTCGCGAGCGGCCAACAATTTCCGCGACCTCGTTTCCATCACCTGTGGGATCAGGCAGGTCGCAATCCCCCCCGTCATCACCTTCAGACGGAAGCAAACCGCCGACGAACGCTCTGACGAGATCCGGGCCGGACATCAGGCTTTCCCCCTGTCTCGCCCCACCGGCGCGAACGCGTCGTCGAGTTCGCGTTGCAGCGCCTCGAAGTCGATGCTCGGCAGGATTTCCTTGCCCCGTGGGTCTTCCCTTCCCTGCGCCGGCCCCTTGCCGGACAGCGTTGTCCGCTCGGAAAGGACCGTTCTGCTCCATCGGCTAAGCCTGCCAGACAAAACGATCTCGCCGGACACTCCCCTCCAGCCCGCGCGCCGCCGACTGCAGCCGAAGACCGGGCTGGCAAACCAGCTGACGGCGGCAAGCGTCACCGAAGTGGCGGAGAAGGCTGCAAGCCCGGCAAAGACCGGATTGCCGAAAATCGTATCCGTCACCGACTCAAGCATGGGCTGCCTCCACCACGACAAGCGCGCGTGCCCGGTTTTTCAGCCGGCGGATGGCCCCGCGCTCCTCCATCGCCGCCACCATCCGCGAGATCCCTGATTTTGAGCAAAGACCCAGATGGTCCTTCATTTCGTCGAATGTCGGCGAGACGCCGTTCTTGTCGGCGCTGTAGCTGCGGATGAAGCTGAGCAACTCGCTCTGCCTCGGCGTCAGCCCGTGCGGCCGGCGCGCGGGGTCCCTGGAGCCCCTTGGTTTCCTTGTTCGGGTCGTGGCGGCAGTCATCGGCTCACTCCGGCAAGCATGCAGTCATCGCCCATGCGGCGCTCCCCGGCGCGTCCCCGGCCATGATCGGGCCTGACGCACGAAGCGCCGGACCCGACGCCCGCAGGAACAGGCCGACCGGACCGCTCCGGCTTGAAGCGGCAACCGGGAAAATCGGTCCCAGAAGATGCGATTGACTCTTTGTTTCCGTTCATATCCTATCAGTAATAGGATCAGGCCATCTTATCAAGAGGAAAAATCCTATTGGACGTAATAAGCGGAATCTGGAATGCCATTTCCATGGATCAATTGCGGCGCCTTATCCGGGAAGCAGTCGATGCGAAGAGGACGACCTACAAGGATCTGTCCATCGCGATCGGGAAGAACCACGCCTATATCCAGCAGTTCGTCGAGCGCGAGAGCCCGCGCGAACTGCGCGAGCGTGATGTGCGCGCCATCACTGACCTGATCGGCACGACGCCGAACGCGGGAGAAGCCAGCCACCCCCGCAACGCCACCGGGTTCAATCCGCAGATCGTGCCCGGCGAGCAGCTCGTCGGCCATCGCGACCTGCCGATCTTCGTTGCTGCCCAGGGCGGCGACGGCCATGTGATCGTCACGTTCGATGCTGTCGAATACGTCAAGCGCCCCTCGGTGCTTGAGGGCGTCAAGGGCGCCTACGGCATCTACCTCACCGGCACCTCGATGATCCCGGCCTATGAGCCCGGCGACATGGCGCTGGTGCACCCGCACCTGCCGCCGACCCGCGACAAGGACGTCGTGCTCTACCACGTGCCGCCTGCCAACGATGCCGAGGCGATCATCAAGCGCCTGGTGTCGTTCAACGACCGGGAATGGACACTGAAGCAGTACAATCCCTATCTGGAATTCACCGAGAGCCGGGTGGAGTGGTCCTTCTGCCACCGGGTCGTCGGCAAATACAGCGCCCGCTGACGCCGCCCGACACCGCCCGGCAACATGGCCTCGTGACAGGGCCGGCGAGCGCTTACGCCTCAGCCTCACGCCGCAATGGCTTGAAAAACAACAAAGCCTGGAAAACAGCGTCACACCTGACGCAACGTGAGGCGCGAAAAGGCGACATCACAACGCAGGCGGCACCACGGGCCGCCGAAATCGCCCCTCAATCTTCTCCGCCGAAAGCCACCGGCCGACAAAAAGCCCGGAAGCCGGCGCGGCTCTCGGGCTTTTTCGCTTCGACCTGAAAGCCGGCAAACATGGCGGCGGCACGCATGGAATCCGGGGAGCCTCGACGACACCGTCTGCGCGCAGCGCCCGGCCCGCGGTCCTTTGCGCGGCACGCCCTGCCGCCGAACACAAGCGACATGAAGCGGCGACATGAACCGGCAAATGGCCCCGGCCGGCAAGACTGCCTCGCGCGATTGCCGATGCGCCTACGCGGCCATGACCTCCTGCATATCCGAGGGCAGGTCACCGCCGATGAAAAGGATGGTCGCATCCTCGAATTCACCGGTCGACAGATCCCCTGCCCGACTGAATGCGACAACGCCGACCTTGGTCGACGCCAGCCTTTCCGCCAGCCTGAGCGCGTGGTCGGCCCCGGTCGCCTGCACCGGGATGTCGGCGAGCAAGGCACCTCGATTTCCCCGGGTGAAGCTCTGAACGACGAAGTAAGTGACCATGTCATGCTCCTCTCTGCCACCTGCAATGGCAGCCCCAAGCTGACTCAATCCCTCGAACAAAACAAGAACAAACTGGAGGATATCGACAGTCCTGTCAGAAAAATCCTGCCGAAAGTATATTTCCTATTGACCGGAATATAGGATTTTTCCTATCATGAGTTACCCATCGAAACAAGGGAAGCCGGAGCCGCAGCGTGCCCCCGAGCCCGTGCCGCCTGCTTCGTCAGGGAGAAGGCATGACAGTGACATCGACACGGCAAAAACAGCCTGCGGCCCCGCTCACCCAGAGCCGCGAGATCATCCTTGCGGTCACCACGCTCGGACGCGGCCATTTCATCGAGGAAAGCGATTGCTTCGGCACTACCTTTGCCACCGCCGCCGAATGGCTGGCGGCCCATGACGGCGAACACGCCACCAGGCTCATCCGCTTCGATCTCGACGCATTGCACGGCGAAGACATCTCCGAGGCCATCGCCGACGCCTGGCTCGACGATTTCGATCGCACGCCGGATGACGAGCACCTGCTACCCGCCTTCGTGCGCACATCGCACGCCTGGGAGCGCTGGCGCGCCGATTTCAAGCCGCCGACCGGCGACCCCGGTCAGACCGTGCCCTACTGCCAAAGGGGCCACGGCACGCTCAACCACCGCCAGCAGTTCGGAGCTTAG